GGGGGCGAAGAGAACGCAGAAGACCCGATACTTCAAGCTGCGTGGGCTGACTATGGACAAGAGTTCAAGCGGCATGTTGCTGAAAAAGCTCGTCTTGCCATGCTCGCGAGTCTCAAGGAGCCGTCAACAGTCTCGCCAGATGCTTCGGAAGCACCCCCGCCAGTACCTACGCCAGCGGAGACTCCCTCAGTGACTCAGAGGGAACGACCACGAGCCAGGAAGCAGGAGCGTACAGCGAAGGCGTGGAAGGGAGAGCTGCTCAGCGAAGAGGCTCGAGCCACGCCAGAGGAGCCTCTCGTTCCNACACGCTTTGCCAAATTCATGGATCGCCTTGCCGGTCTCCCTCGTCCCAAGAAGAAAAAGAAGGAAGGGGAGACGGTAGAGGAAGAGACCGAGCAAGTCGTGGCGGGGAGGCAGTAATGGGAACGGACCAGTATAAAGTGGCTCCTGCAGAATTCGTTGAGCCTTCTACGCTCGGAAAAAGCACAGCGGGACTGTCGGTGGAGTCAGCCGCTACACCGACCACCACCACACCGGCCACCACTATACCAGGCACCAAGGGTACACCCGGCACCAAGACTCGAAAGGCTGGGCCGGAGGCTGTGGCTGCTGCGGCAGAGCCTGAATTTACGATGGAGCCTACGCCGAAAGCTCTGGAGAAAGCTGCGAAAAAGCACAAAGATTACGAGGAAGGCCTTGTTCGTCTGGGGAAAATCAGAGAAGGCGTTAAGGCAGATCCGCTGTCTTCTTCGGTCCCAGAACTCGGGCGCAAGAAAGTCGAAGAAGAATACGGTAAAATCGTCAAGAAGTATGGTGACGAGGGGCCTCTAGGGATTGCCTTTCCTCCGCTTGGAGAGCCGCCTGAATCTATCGTCAAGGCTGGTGAGCCGCCAGAGGTGGTGGCGGGTAGCGCTGCAACACGTCTTTTCGCAGGCTACGGCGATTACGCAGCTCCCGCAAAAATGGAGGAAGCCGATGACACTTGGCTCGATGCTGACTGGGCGTATCAAGATTTTGGGAAGCTGGGAGAAACGTTTGACTGGGTGTCCGTTCCGCTTGCAACGAAATATCAAATCGCCGTGAATGATCGCGCTGAGTCTTTGATCACGGTGCTTGATCGGATGAGCCGCGCTTCTGGATATGCGACAAATCCTCGATATGCCTCAACAGATCAGATTGAAGAGTTCAAGCAGCGCAGGGCTGCTCTTGAAAGAGAGTTGGGTAGGCTTCGTAGAAATTCTGAGTCTGCAGAGCAGTTTCTCGAGCACATGAGGAAAAACGCAGAGAGAGCAGGTTTGACCAAGCAGTATGAGAGCGTGCGTAAGTCGCTGGCACAACCCGAAATCGCGTCGACAGCAACACCTACGGGAGCGCTTGAGGAGGCACCAAAGGCGGAGCAGGTACCTCCCGCGAAGTCGGCGGCACAGATTTGGANCGCNGTAGAAGGAAAGGGCGCAGACAGTGTGCCGTTGTTGCGCGCGCTTTCCGGGGGCCCGGAAAGACTACGCGATATTGCTCGTGTTTACGAGACTGCGTATGGAGAGTCTCTGGTTGATCGCATTCAAGCAGAGCATGCCGAAGCTACGTACCTCAAGTCGACAGGGGCTGAGCCTCGATACTGGGGAGAAGATCCTGTTCCCGTTGAGGCTTTGGGCAAGATCCTTGCCCTGTTGAGTGACGCAGGGGTTTCGTAGTGGCTGAGCCGACGACGGAGACGCCAATCCGCGACATCCCCCCTGTCTCTGAGGAGGTCCTGGGGAAGATCGAGGAGTCGATGGAGCCCGAGATCGACCTCGATGTTGATCAGCTCATCAATACGACGCTGAGAGCGCGGCAAGCGGCGGTTACGAGCCCTGAGTCGGCTCGGCGGCAAGAAGACGCCCTCTCGGAGGGAAAGGAAATCAGCTACCCGAAGAGCATCGGCGCTGTGATCCCGTGGCACGCGAAGAGCCTCGGCATTTCAGAGGATGAGCTCTGGCGGGCAGCGCGAAAGCAGGGTGTGCCCCTCGATGACCTGGTGGACCTCGTCGGTCGGAAGAACAAGACCCCCGAAGAGGCCAGGAAGATCGTAGCTGCTCGAGGCGTCACTGCGGTGATGCCCGAGGACATCCGGCACGTCAAGGAGAAGGGCAAGGTCATCCGTGAGGCAGCTGCCCAGAGAACGGCCATCAGAGAGGGAATCGACCTCAATACGGCTCGCCGCAGGTTCATGCCCAGCGCAGACGAGTATGTCATCAGCGAAGCCACAGGCGGTCTCATGGGGACCGAGGCCAAGGGTGCCGAGGACATCGCCCAAGCAGGCGAGTTCGGTCACACGATGGCGCTCATCGAAGAGTCGAAGAAGGCGAAGTCCACAGACAAGGACATGCAGGATCTCATCGAGCTGAGAGAGACGCTCAGTGGAGACCTGCTCGGCTGGTCGAAGTACAAAGACCTCTACGTGAATCAGCGCATGCGCAACCTGGGCCTCTCCGAGCACGGCACCGAGTGGGAGAAGGAGAAGTCCAGATTCGAGAAGGCTGCGCTCAAGGACCTGGCGATGATGAAGACAGCGGGGCTCTGGACAGCTCCCATCTTCGTGCCGATTGGCTTCGACGAACAGGGCAGACTCAACCTGCCTTCGGCGGAGAACAAGACGTGGGGTCAGGCGTTCATGCCCATCGTCGAGATCGTCGGCGTCAACAACGAAGGACAGGTCGTCCTGCGCCAGGAGAGTGGCCTGAAGTGGTTCTTCGAGCTGATGGACATCCCCGAGAAGGTGATTGCAGGGGCTGTCACGAAGAAGGAAACCGAGAGCCTTCTCGACGCGATGAAGCGCGCCGTTGCCGAGCGTAGGAACCTGTTCACGACCCTCNNGGANTCCGAGGCAGCCAAGGTAGGGGGCAAGTGGACGTCGATACCGATGGGCTTGGTCGGGTTCGGCGCGTCTGTGTTGACACCAGATCTACTGCTGGGTGCTGTGGCTGTGTCAAAGCTCGGCAGCCGTATCCTCAAGTTCAAGGGCTCAGCGAAAGACGCGGCAGAGGCGGCGAGTGAGTTCGGAAAAGTCATCAAGAGCCTCTCTGATGGAGACCCGGAAGCGCTCAAGACAGCGGCAATGCTCGAGGCCAATCTCTTCAAGGACCCGAAGTATGGCGACACAGTCATGCGAGACGTCGATGCGATTGGGTCGGTGCTCGCGAGTACGGCGAACAATGACGACATACTGGTAGAAGGCGCCAAGGCACTGAACGATCTGCTGCCTTCACGCCTTCAAGGTGAGTGGCTCCACGCACACCCAGCATCTCTTCGAGTGATCAAGACGACCAAAGAAGGCGATGTGCTTACGCGCAGAGATCGGATCTTCGGATTTCACACCAAACGCGAAAAGTTGGAGTCCGCCAAGCAAGCGCTCAATAACCCGGCAACGCGCGCACAGCTACTCGATACTGCTTTTTTGACGTCGCTCAAGGAAGCCGACTACGCAAAGGGGCTCGGTGAGGCCACTGCGGCGAAGCTCAAGGCGATTCTCGTCGGTGGCCCGAAGCCCGGTCTGATGGCGGACTTTCTCACGGACGCCGAGAAGGCGAAAGAGAAGATTTTCGCTCGGCTTGATGTAGCTGATGCGGATGAAGCAGCTGACATCGAGAAGCGACTCGATGATCTTGCTGCCAAGGCAGGCGCCTTCGCCGTAGACGAGGACAACTACGTTGCGGTCGGCAAGCTGTTGTCCAGGGTGGAGGACGCGCTCGACCTGAACATCGAGATTCGGGCAGGCGCGCACCTCATGGCGCGGAAGCTGCTCATGGACAAGTTCAATCTCGAGTACACCGAGATTGCGTCGAACATCTACAAGAAGTTCCAGCACTACTTCGAGGTCTCTCCCGAAGGCCACCAGTTCTCGCGGATTCTACAGAAGAACTTCAAGGTCAGCCCTGAGAGAGCCGACCAGTTTGCGCGCATACTCGACGCGAGAGCCGGGATGTGGCAGCGGAAGAACGGGCTGCCCAAGTCGGACTGGTGGAACACCCGGTTCCGTTTCAAAGAGGCAGAAGCGACCAAGAAGCCAGGTGCGCCTGAACCACCTCCCGCAACACCGCCTGTTGCTCCTGTTGCTCCTGTGGCGCCTGTAGCACCTGTGGCGCCTCCGTCAGTTGCTGGGGCGCCCCCACGACAAGCGCTCCCTACTGTTGCGACGAGAAGGCTTCCTAGAAAGGGTGAGGCCCGATTCGGACCACCGGCATGGCCCAGAGACGCGAATGGGGAGGTTATCCCTGGAGGGTTGGCTCCCGAAGTCTTGTGGGATCACATCGGTGGGATGAAAAAAGCCGAAGACGTGTTGGCGTGGCTCACCAAGCACGGCGAGCTCGACGCGACTCGGGCCATCTGTCAACGTCTCAAGGGACTCATCTCGAAGGATGTCAACTTCAAGATTACCAGCGGACAGAAGGGCGGACGTCCTCAGAAGCTGGGCAGTTATTGGCCTAGCGAGAATAAGGTACAGATCTCTGGTGCTGGCTGGAACGTTACGGGGCTCACTGAAGAGACTATCGTACATGAACTACTTCACGCGGCCACGTCCAGGGCACTGCATGTCGGTCGGAAGGAGTTCACGCGAGGCAGCAAGACACTTCGTGCCACTGCATACAAGGACTTGGATGCTCTCGCCAAGTACCTGGTGGAGTACGCCAAGAAAGAGCTGAAGAAGCCCGGACTCACGAAGCAGCAGAAGTCTGTCTTCGAGCACATGACGGGCAAAAAAGTCTTTGGTGGAGATCTTGGTGGTTGGGAAGTGGTCTCCTACGCCTTGACGGATCCGGACTTCATCGCAGTGATGCGGACCATCCCCTACACGGGCACGAAGAGGGGCGCGCTCGGAAAGTTCGTCGAGGTTATCGGGAACCTGCTGGGTATTCGGAAGGGAGATGAGCAGACTGCTCTGGCCTGGGCCATCGAGTCTTCGGAGCGGGCACTCGTAGCCGCCGAGAAGACTGCGCCGAAGAAGTTCGCAGAAGAGTTCGGAGAGGTCTCGGCCCTGACTTCGATCCCGCGCAAGGTTGTGCCCGAAGATGACCTTGTCGAGCTGTCGGTTCGTCTGGGTGCGGACTACGTCGAAGACGTGGTTCCAAGAATCCAGNCAGCACGTCGCCTGAACACTCTCATTCGCAAGCGCAAGGCAGGCAAGATCTCTGCGTACAAGTTCATCCGCGAAGTCGAGNAACTGTCGCAGNAGATGGATGAGGTCGTAGAGCTCAAGGACTGGAAGCGCATCTACACCGAGCGTGTTCGCGGTGCTGATATTGTGCGAGAGAAGCTGATTCGGGCGCGGCGTGTCGGTGACATTGATCCTGAGACGGCTGACCTGACTCTATGGCTACTCGACAAGAATCCTGCGCTGGCAGACGACCTGGCAATATCTATCCGCGCAGCGAAAGATCCAACGGCGACCGCAGCAGGTACTTATGTTGCGCTGCCTCGCATCATAACCTTGTTCAAGGGTCAGACATCGCCTCTTACAGCAGTCCACGAGATCCTGCACCACACAGAGCGGATGATGCCGCTTGCCATACAGGCTGGGATTCAGAGTGCCTGGGCAAGTTCCCTGATGCAGGCGATAAAGAAGGCGACACCCGAGCAGGCGACTGTGCTGCAGAAGATGCTGAGTCGTGATCCTACTGCGCACAAGGAGATCGAAGCGGCTTTCAGGAAGGGTTTACTGAATCGAAATGATCACTACCAGTTCGTGAACTCGAGCGAGTTCTGGGCAGTGAACGGTAGTCGCATTCTCTCTGGCCGATTCGCTGTCAAAGGTACCTGGGTCGGTGCCGCCAAGCAGTGGCTTTCGGAGTTCATTCAGAAGATCAAGGGCGTACTCGGAGCGCAGTCTGACGCTGCTATCCTCAAGGGCCTGGACGATGTGCTCAAGGGAGAGGGCACGTTTGTCTCTCGCGAACTATTGTCGGGCCCACCGTCTGTCCCCTTGTGGTCACGAGAAGTTGACGTTCCGCTCTTTGCTACGCCACGGNACGAAGTCGTCGAGGACATCATCCAATTTGAAAGCGACGGTAGGGTGATTCTCGAAGCCTTTGAGGGAGCCACGTTCAGAGATGCGGTCCGTGGCATCTCGCGGGTGCTCGTCCGAGACCTGGAGGAGAACGATATCGACACCTTGCTGGGCTGGCTGAAGACGACCGACCCAGAGATGGCGAGCCTGGTTCGCAAGGGCACACGCATCGTCGGAGACACCGATGACATCACCAAGCGAGCGGAAGAGATCCTCGCCGATGCATTCGAGGATTATCTCCGGTCGGGTACTGCTCCTACAGCGAACATCACCAAGGCGTTCACCGCGCTCAAGAACTACGTCGTCGGAGTCTACGCGAAGCTGTCGGGCGACTCTGGTGTCCGCATCAACGACGATGTCCGGAGCGTGTTCAATCGTCTACTGCAGGAGCCCGCGACCGAGGAGCAGGCGTTCTCTCGATTGCTGCGCAACACCAGGGAAGAGAAGCTGCGTGAGGCAGGCGACACCGTTGATGTACTTCGTGAGATTCAGAAGGAGATCAACCGTCTCGGTGGTGCGCCCCGCAGTGTCAATGAGCTGGCAAAGGAACTCGAGACCACAGGAAAGCTCGTCATCGACAAGCCCATCATGTTCAACCGAATCGGGGAGGAAACGGGTATCGGCATAGCAAAAGATGGTGTCGTCACCTTGACGAAGAAGGACGTCAGTAAGCTTCAACAGCAGATTTACGAGGAGCTCGTGCAGGCGAGAAACCCTGCCAGCCTCGCTCCAGCCCCCTGGACTCGTCGAGGACACGTCACCGAGGAGTCTGCTGCTGAGATCGTACGCTCATTCTTTCAAGATGACATCGGGCAGGGCACGACACTCACCAAGTTGGTGACCTATTACATCTTCGGCGGAGACGCTTATGCGAACCTCCGTGTGTTCCCTCCCCCGGTTCGACGCAGCATCGAAGGCGCTACTCGCCCTGTCCAGCAAGCCATTGGTGACCTGGTCACTCTGGCGAAAGACGGCGACTACGATAACTTCATCAAGTATTTGACGGGTAAGTCTGTCTCGTTCAAGTCTGGTCGCCCTGTCACTTCATCAAGCATCAACTACTGGGGCGACTCACAGGACTTGGTCAAGCAGCTCTTCAAAACCCTTGACTCTAAACTGCAGGCGCGTATCTCGAAAGGGCTCCTCTACCGCATAACTCGAGAGCCTGGCTTGGTCCTCGCTCCGACTGACAAGCTTGATGAGATTGCTTCTAAATTAGTAGTAAGGTTCGGCGAAGACGTTCCTGTAGAAGCCGTAGACGACATGGGGGAAATTCTTAATGCGTTCCGCCAGAGTGATTTCGGAAAATCCATACTGCTTGCGCTACACAGTGGAGGTCGCCAGGACAACGTAAAGGCTTTGTCGATTATCGAGTCGTTGTTGTTTCATGCGGGACTTACAGCGCGACAGGGGAAGTCCGCGAGCAAAGTTGACTATGACGACGTGCTCGGGCTCTTGAGGGAATGGGAAAATCCCATGGAGAGGTTCGACAGAGTGCTTCCCGCAGCTTTGAAGACAGAAGGGAAACCTACTGCGGTACACGGTCTCATGATGCTCGGCGGCTACGGGGCAGCCAAGAAGTCCATGGATGACATGGTGCGTGTGGGCGTTGTTGTACGAAAAGAGGTCGGTGAAGCTTTCACTGCGTGGCANAACGGTATGGAGGTGTCTGANAAAATAATGCCCGAGGTCATGGAGTACGCTCGGCGTATCGGGCTCAACCCAGTGCTCATGGAGGCCACGGATCTCCTCGGCAAGAAGTCGTACCTGGCGCCCGAGGAGCTACTCAATCGAGTCAACATGGCGCTCAAGCGACTCGAGGTCGGTGCACGGGGGAGAGGAGAGTTGAAGGATATGCAAGATGCCGGGAGTTTCTTCTACCGGTTCTTGAAGATCAGGATGACTCGAGGTGCCTACATCCCGAGGACCCGGTACTTCATCATGAACACCTTCGACCACTTCACGCAGATGGCGATGACTGTAGGCTTCAGGCCTGCCTTCGCCAGCGTGAGTCGTATCGCTGCACAGAATCTACTGACTCTTCCCCCTATTACTGGAGGCGTACACATACTTCAGAAGACAGGTGTGCTGTCTCCTGACCAGTTCGAGAAGATCAGGCGCGGTCTGCAGAAGTACTCTGACAAGCTCAGCCAGACCATCAGCGGCACCAAGTGGCGGATAGACGTCAACTCTGTGCTCAAGGGAGACGACGAAGTCATTACACTCGCGCACGGGGGCACCACCAAGTACTACAACGCAGCAGAGCTTCGACGCATCGCTGTGGAAGAAGGCATCTTCGCCAGCTTCGACACCCGCGCACTCGAGAGAGTTCTCAGGCAGGATATCGATAGCTTCTTCGATGCAGCTAAGAAAACGGACTCCAAGTTCGTTCAGTTCAATGACGACCTACTCGACATGACTGCGGACATCGCCGAGGCCTGGGCAGAGCGCGAGCGACTCGGCGCCATGATCACCCTGGTCGAGGCAGGCTACGACCCTCGCACGGCAGCACGTCTCACCATTGACGCACTCTACGACTACGCAGGATCCATGTCTGGGTTCGACCGCTGGTGGTGGATCAACATGGTGCTTCCATTCTGGGCCTTCCAGAAGAACGCGAACAAGCACGTGTTCGACATGATGTTCAGCCCATGGGGAGCTTATCGTATGGGCGTCATTCGACGTGCCCAGGAGAGAGGCTCGGACGCACTGTCGTACATCCTCTACGAGGGCATCGTCGACCCATACGGTGTAGACGTCGCGAACCTAGATCCAGAGACGCAGTCTCGGTACTACCTGCTTCGGGCTCAGCTCGAGGACTACTTCGGCGGTCCCGAGAATGTCGACGACGAAGTACGCAAGGCGATGCACATAATCTTCCGAGGCCGTGACCAGATCTTGGAAGACGGCAAGTACTACGAGTTGAGCTCTGTCCTTCAACTGGCTCGACGAGAGGAACTCAAGGGAATGAGCTTCCCCGCGCACACGATTCGTCGTCCGTCGAAGTCAGACCTCAGTACTTGGATGCGAGATCGAAACGTGATCCTCATTCCCCCGGCTGCGAGTGAGACTGTCCGCAAGTTCCAGGCACTCCTCGACCCAGACGAAGTAGCCTTCGTGGTAGCTCTTCCCGAGTCCACGATTGCTGCAGGGATGCGTCACATGGTCTATGGAATCGCGGGGATCATGCAACTGGGTATCGGGTTCGTAGGAGCGCAGGCACTCACACCCGCAGACGAAGCCAAGAGCGCAGTAGAGTACACGTATGGGCCTGCGTTTGAAAACATCATGCTCAACACGTTCCCGGTCAATCGAGCCCCTCTGCTTGCACCTCTCTTGTCCATGGCAGGCATGGACCCCGACATTCCTCCCATGCGCGTATCTCCCATCATTGGTGAGATGCTGATCTCCACCGGCCAGGTCGCCATAAAGAAAATCCCTGCCGAGATGGACCCCTTCGCCAACATCGAAGACCTGATGAAGAGGAATCCCGCGCTGACTCGAGAACAGGCCAAGCGTCTCGTGACGACGAGGGAGGCTCGCTACTACGTGGCGCCTGGAGTCGCTTCTCTGATGCTCGATGTAGCGCCTACGTTGATCGGCCAAGCGCACCCACGACTACAGATTCTGGCTGCTGCGAGTGAGATCAACAAGCTGTATCTACAGATGCACGCAACCAAGTTCGAGCAATCGACCGAGGATACAGCCTCCCAGGTAGCAGAGATTCTGCGGCGCACTGGAATGCTCCAGGTGTACGAGACCAGACCCGGTAAGCTTGCTGGCCGTGAAATACCTCGCAGAAAAAAGAGTTCAATCAGCCCCCCTTGATTGGCCTGTGTCAACACAGCGCCTTAACTGATAAGATAAGCAAGCAGCAGGAGACGATTTCATGTCGAACACTTTCGGAGGCTACAGGCGCGCTGGGTTCAGCTACAACAACAGCACGGCCCTCAGCACGACGTACGCGAAGATCGCGCTCACAGCAGATAGCACGAACGCGCCACGCAGCGCGAACGTACCTCCCTACTGCCGCATTGAGGACATCACCTTCGAGCTCTCGAGCCTCAGTGGACCGCCCGTCACGCTCACCTTCTACCTGGCGCGCGATGCGGCTGGTGACTACCCGCTGACCCCAGAGGGCACATCGACCATCGTCGTGGGCGCGACGACCGCCTCTCTGGGAGGCACCGCTGTGGTAATCGGTCGCGACTACATGTCCACGGGCGCATCTCCAGACGTCGCAGACACGCTCTACGCCATCGTCAAGGTATCCAGCGGCACCACCACCGCCAAGATCTACCTGAACTGGAAGGCATAGACTCATGTCGGTCATGCACTCAGTCTTCGCGGGTGTCGACACGACGGTCTTCACGGATGCGTCTCAGGACTTCTCACGGATTCGGTGGCAGGAGTACCCTCTCGGCACAACTGGCTTCAACATCGCAAATAAGGTCTGGTCCTCTGTGGATCGATGGACGATCACCAACCCGGATGCCGCCACACTGAGAATCCTTCTCGCTGATGGAACCACTGGTGTTGCTCACAGTCAAACTGCTACTTCTGGCCTGTTCGTTGTCATCCCGACGCCTATCTCGTCGTTCGCACCTCCTGGCGTGGAGACGTTTAGCCAGTATAGGTCAGTAGGTGGGTTTGCTGTCGAGTGGGATTGGACGGTAGCGAATGTTGAAAGCATGGGTGTTAGTGTCGGCATCATCAAACTCGATGGATCGTCAGACATTACTACATCGTCGACTGCCCACAGGTTCTTCCGAAGGACTATTGTACAGACTGGGGACACCGCAGTGTCAGAAGTACATGATTACGGTATTGACCCAGGTGGGGGTAATGCCAAGATGGTGTCTACTACAGCAGTGTCAGTAGACACCATTGGGACAAAGATAGGGCTTGGTGCCCTCGGACGAGTAAATGCAGTAATGTCTTACGACTGGAAGGATGCAAGCTACAACAAGCAGGAGTCCAACTTCGGTGACTTGATTGCTAACCGGGGTGGTGGAACATTCAACCCAGAAGAAACCTGGGATGCTGGTAACGATAAGATTTCGGCTGTTAACTATTATTTCTTTATGGGTTTCAGCGGCGTGGGTAATACTGCTGATGGTGCTGGTGGTGCTAACTCCAACATAATCGACATAAAGAAGATTCGATACTTCGTACACTCTCTCGGGGACTGGACCAAGTGAGCACCCAGGCAATCATCCAGTGTGCTTCCGCGTCAGCTGCTGCATCTGCCGCGTCTGCTGCATCTGCGGGTGAGATCTGGGGCGTGACCTACACAGGCACTGCTGGCAGTGATGGTGACTTTCTCTGCCTGGAAAGCAGTGATGCAGAGGTCAACGCCATCGAAGCTGCCGTGCCAGAGGATGCTACTCTCATGGCATCGGCATCAGGGGCACACTTCATCCTTGACTGGACCAGCCTCGAGGGACGCTTCGCCAAAGCGCTGCTGGGCTGATGGGTCGATTTACGCCGACATGTTATTCTGACTTCGAGAGGTAGACCATGGCCCTGACGAACACTCCACTCGACCCTCGGTTCACCGATGTCGTCGTGAAGGACACCATAGTCAACAACACCGCAGCTGCGAGCGTCACTGGGAGCACGCTGACATTTCACACCATCCAGGTGACCAATGCCGCGAGTCAGGTCAACTACGTCAAGTTTTACGATGCAATCACGGCAACCGCAACGACGCTTCCCAACATGATCTTCATGGTCGTCAACGGAACTACGCGCACAGTCAGCATCTGTGATGGATATTCGTTCGGTACCGCTGTGACCATGCGCTGTGTTCAAGAGGCCGGGCTGGGAGGCACCACCAGCCCCTCCGGCGGTAACGTCCAAGTCATTCTCACTATGAGCTGAGGTAGCAGCATGGCACACGCCAAGATCACATCCGGAAGTAATCTCAGTACCTTCGTCATCGACTCTGCGTCAGTGACGGCGACTCCTGAGAACAACGTCCTGGGAACAAGCGGAACGCTGTTCGGCGTCTACATCGACAACACTGCCAACAGCGCCATCACGTACCTCAGATTGTGGGATGTCGCCTCGCCCACTGTGGGAACTACAGAGCCGAATGAGATCTACCCGTGCCCCGCGTCTGTCGCCCGCATGTACACGATTGCTGAAGGGACTGCGTACGGAACTGCCGTCAGCTTTGCCTGCGTGAGAGAAGCAGGAAAGATCGGAGCCACGAGCCCGGTCTCCGCCGTCAAGGTCCGTCTACTCGTTTCATAGGAGACACTCATGCCTGAGCGCCTGAAGAGTCGAAAGTTCTGGTTCGCTTTTATCGGAGCCGTCTTGCCCATCGTGGCACAGTACCTCACCAACGAGGTCGCCCTCGTTGATGCGCTGCAGCTCAGCGCTGCCATCGTCGTCAGCTACATCTGGGGCCAGGGCTACGTGGACGGGAAGGCTCTCGAGGGAGCTCCTACCGTGGTCGAAGCCGAAGCCTCTGAATGACTGACATGCTATGGGGCGCCATCATTGGCGCAGCGATGGTGGTCGCGACGTTCATCGCAGCCTGGATCAAGAGGCCGAGCCCAGAGATCGTGTTCTCTCCGCTCGAAGATGCTGAAGAAACGCACGCGGTCCGCGTCGTAGNGATAGAGAAGAACCTCGACAACAAGATGGAGATCATCGATGTGGCTGCTACGAGCGACTCGCCGGCTGATGCGTTAGCTGCGTTGGGCAACAAGAGGAAGAGATGAATGCGCTTGCGATCCTCCTATTCCAGACAGCCCTCGCCGAACCACCAGAGCGGCCCAAGTCGCCAGAGCCACTCGAGGGGGAGTGCCCGGGAGCGGTGGGCTTTACGCACGGCAACGCTGTACCTGGCGGGATTGTCGGTAGTGATGGCCTCGTGCTCTGCAGCGGTGTCCTCTCTCCGCTCAGTGACTACCAAGACCTACTCCAGACTGAAGTATGGGCCGAAGCCCTCGACGCCCGTTATCGTCTGGACACGGCCTCTCTCGTACTCGAGAGAGACTGGTACCAACAGCAGCTGGAACTGATCCAGCAACCGCTACCCCTGCTGGAACGACCGGCTGTTATACTGACCATGGGCATCACCTCGGGGGTTGCAGTGGTTCTCCTATCGGCCTATGCGTTCGACACAGTCGCCGATGGGGGTACGCCATGATTGAGACNGTCCACAAAGTCATGACCGCAGTTCTCACAGCCGCCGTGCTGGGGGGCGCGTCATTCGTGATCGACACACGCACCGAGATCGCGCTACTGCAGGCAGAGATCAAGCAGGTCAAGTCGATGAGCGAGCAGATCCTCACGATCATCGAGGCAGCCCACCCACGTCAATAGGAGGCCTCCATGACCCTGATTCTTCTCAGCACTCTCGTCATGGCTACGCCCATAGACGCTGCTCAGCTCCCTACGTCTGTTCAAGAGGCCCAGGAGTGCAAGGACACCCTGCAGCAGATTCTCGATGCGCTCGAGTCCATCGAAGCTGTCGCCGTGGCGGAGCCTGAGAAGCCTGCTGATACCGCAGAGCCTACGCCAGAGAAGTCGACCGCAAGTCCTTCTCTTCTACCAACGAGTAGGTGAAGCGTTCGACCCCACTACTCTCGCAGATGTGCATCGCCTCGCCCCAATCTGTCAACCGGGCAAAAACCTGGCAGCCGGCGCTCCACTTATCCACTTGCGTGCTGTTGGTGCCTGCGTGGTGGATGTTGATCCCGAACCAGCCTGTGTGCTCTTCGCCGCCGTAGTCGAGTGTGTTGTCCTTGTTGTTGTCTCTCCAGACAGTAACTGTGCCGCCACGCTGACACAGCGTCCGATAGCGTCCCTGGTGCAAGGCCCACTGGTACACAGGGTACTGGCCCGGGACGAGAATGGCCGTNCCGTCGACATTGCTCGGGTTCTTGAGCCANTAGGTGCCGGGGTCCGTGGTGATGCGGTAGGTCTTGTGGTTCCAGGCATCACCTGACTTCCAGACCAGGTGCATCTCGTCGTCGAAGGCNTTGGCTTCTTCGCTCTCGAAGCGNACACCGATCAAGTTCACCTGCCCGTCGTCGAAGACCGTGTAGCCTTTCTCCTCGAGCACTTCGAGGATGGCGGGTCTGCGTAGAGACACGAGCTTCAACGGAGTCGTGGGCGTCTCTCTGAGGTAGGTCTGAGTCATGGGCCCAGCGATGCCGTCTACAGACAGCTTTCTTGCACACTGGAACCGCTTCACAGCGTTCTCTGTGTTCTTCCCGAACACGCCGTCGACACCGATAGGGCCGAATCCATGCAGGTTCAACTGCTTCTGCAGCCAAAGAACCATGTCTCCAATATCACCTTTGCGCAGCATGATTACCTACTAACTCCTTCTATTGAGCGATGCGCCCGAGGCGCTCCATACGTTCACTGATGCGAGCACGCTCTCCGGTGTCCACCAGCTGAACCAACCAGTCCGCGTACTTCTGCGGCTCCGTGGCCTTCCCCGAGGGGGCTGCCGCAAAGGCCTCAGCCAGGCCCTTGACGTGACGCAGGGTAGGCTTGCGCGCACCAGATTCGACTCGACTGACCTCGGGCTGAGTCAGTCCCGCTCTCCTTGCCAGCTCGGCAACGCTCCAGCTACGAGACTCTCGACTCATACGGATGAGCCTGGAGAACGCGGTTACGTGCTTGTTAGTCATTTTGACCTCCCAGTAGAGCCTATCGTAGAGAAACCACGTCGTCAAGATTCTTACTTGACAGGCTGGCAGCATCGCTATAGTTTCAGAGGGACCGCAAGGGGGTTCGATGATCTGGCGACAGCCACACTATGTCTACCGCGTTCCCGCGAGCGCCGTCAGCATCGACCTGGATACCGTAGAGCACACTGTCCCGGGTGCCCTGGTCTACGCCTACTGGAACCAACGACGCTATCGACTGCGCCAGATGTCTCCCGACGAGAGAGTCGCTGTCTCCGAGTACGAAATCCTGGCACCCCTGCACGGAGCGTGGCTCGTCGAGTCGACGCTCGCTCACCACCAGCTGCCCTACACTGCCATCGGCAAGGACGTAGAGGGTATCTCGTTCTGGAGTAACGTCGCAGAGGACCGAGCTGCGCTCGAGCAAGATGGACGCAACCGTGTCAACGACCTGATCTCCCGGGGAATCATCCGACCCCATGTCGCGGACATTCTCACGCCCTACCAGGCGATGTCCGTGAGCTGGGCGGTGAGTCGTCCCTGGGTGTTCAACGTGTGGCCGTGCGGATCGGGCAAGACTCTTGGCGCCATCGTCGCCTCGTTCACGCGCACTGGCCCGACCCTCGTGCTCAGTCCAGCTAAGGCACGGCATGTCTGGTGGTCCCAGGTGCAGGAATATAGCACGATCACGCCGTTCCGTGTACGTCCGCAGGGAGAAAGAAAAGAAGATGACGAGACTCTCGACAGCTACCTGCGCCGCATGGGCTCGTTGGCCTTTGTCGTGGTGGGTGGAGAAGCTGTCGGTCTGTACATCGATGAGATCAAGCGAGTGGCGCCAACGGTTCTCATTCTCGATGAACTCCACACGCACGGGAGTCGCAAGCGGTGGCAGGCCATCCACAAGGAAGATGGCACCGTGGACTTCGAGAAGAAGCGGACGAGCAAGAACAACGTGACCCGTGCTGCCCATGTCATGGATGTTGCGAACATGGACGGCATCAACCTGCGCGTCGGCCTGACAGCCACGCCCCTGGACGACGGCAGGCCGCGCAGACTGTGGAGTCAGCTGGACCTGCTCACCCCGGGTGGCTTCAGCCACAGCTTCAGCAAGTTCGCGTTCCGTCACTGCGATGCCGCGCCAGGACAGTATGGGGGCTTCGACGACCGGGGCAGCAGCAACCTCGACGAGCTCCGGTCACGGTGCAGCTTCTTCACGCACGAGGTTCCCTATAGCGAGAGTCACGCCGCGCTCCCTGATACCCGGGTGCAGGTCGTCTACTTGGACCGCTCAGAACTGAACGGGGCAGGTCGGTTCAGCGACGAGCAGACATTCAAGCAGGCGTTCAAGTCTCTGTCGAAGGAGACCAAGTTCAACTATGTCGCTCGAGAGCGTATGATCGAAGCGAGGCTCGCAGAAGCCTGCAGTCGAAAGCGGGGGTTCGTCATCGACGAGGTGAAGCAAGGCGTGCGTGGTGGTGGCAAGGTGGCTGTGTTCACAGCAAGGCGTAACGAGGCCGAGGTGTGGGCGCACAAGATCAAGAAGTCTCTCACCGAAGGCGACGAGAAGCTCGCGGACATCACGGTGTGGACAGCTCACGGAGGTGTCTCCGAGACCGAGCGAGATCGCATCACCGATGCGTACCGAGACCACTCTGGTCCTTGCGTGCTCGTGGCGACAGGGCAGAGCGTAGGCACAGGTGTTGATGGACTTCAGACCACAGACGTTGCCATCTTCGCGATGCTGCCGTGGAAGCCCGGTGATTTTACGCAGTGGAAGGGTCGGTTCGACCGACTCGGAGGAAACCCGACGCTGTTGAAGGTCATCGTTGCGACCGGCACTTACGACGAGCGGGTGGTAGGGATTCTCGTGGAGAAGTTCGGACCCATCGAGCAGTTCCTCCAGGCAGATGAGTTGGAGGGCCTGGACACCAAACTGCTCGGCATCGCTGACAAGGACGCCATGGTCAACAGCATTGTCAGCAGACTGGAGGCATTATGATGATTTCCCCTCTCGCAGCCGCGATGCAGACGACGGCTGCATTCGCGACAACCAATCAAGAGCTCGCAGCTCGCGTCAAGGCGTCACAGCCCGAGCCTCCCAAGAGAGAGTCATCCACGCCTGTACCCATCTACACGGCGACAGGTGAAGTCATCCAGATTGGCCGCAGCGAATCAACCATCTCGGTGACAGCATGACGGAAAAGCTAATCGACGCAGGGCGAAGCCTCCGTGGATGGAGTCGGGTCGGCAACTTCTTCAAGTGCCCGCAGCTGTACTCCTATGACCAGCACCTGCACATCGACCTGATACCTGCGAGCGCGCTCACGCGGGGTTCGATGGGTCATGTAATGCAGGCGCATCAACATGCCATCTGGGGTGCGCGGCAAGGAAGCGTGCTGGTCGACGGGGTGAAGCACACGGACTCACGAGACTTTCTCGAGCCCGCTGAAGCGATGTCTGTCTGGTGCGACCAGTACGGTGGAGACGAGCACTTCGACAGGATGCTCGACACGTTCGACAACTACATCATGCAGTACCCCGACCCGCCTGGACGCATCGTTGCTGTCGAGACTTCGGTGACTGCCGTGATCGGTACGCGTGAAGGGCAGTGGGGTCTATGGGTGGTTCATCCTGACGTAGGCGATCTCGACCAGCCGGTCACATCCGTTCCAGGCATCGACGGAGTCGTCATCGAGATCACGCCGCTCAACATGCCGGGCCATGACAGGCACGACTGCCCGATCTACCTGACTCGACGCATGGACCTGGTGGTCGAAGACCGCATGGGGCGCATCGCCATCTGGGATCACAAGCACCAAGCTAATGTTCAACCTAACCGAAGCGTAGATGCCTACGCCATCGACGGTGGGTTCGCTGCATTCCGCATCATGGGCAGGCAGCTGTACGGCCGCAACTTCGGCGGGCTGCTGCTCAACCTGATTCAGACCCAACCCTCTTGGAAGGTCGCTCGTCGAAGCGTGCCACCTACACCGCATCGGGACAGTCACTTCTGCGACATGCTCTGGCGCGCCGAGCACAGTCTCGCACAACTCGAGGCGAGCAATCTCGACCCGTGGATGTGGCCCAAGGCGATGAATGAAACGGCCTGCTATGGGCGCTACGGCGCCTGCTCGGCCATCAAGCTCTGTTTCTTCGGAGAGAGAGGAAAAGTCTGTTGACCCGCTGGGTCGCATCGGATAGTGTCTCTATAGTTTGACTGGAGAACCAACATGGAAAGCCCCGTAATGATCTGTGTGTACGGGAAGCCGAAGAGGGGTAAGACCTCCGACGCTCTCGCTGCATTCCCGAATGCCCTGTTTATCGGCGTACCGAGTGCCATTAGCCTCGTTGCGCAGAATGAGCTCGGGTTCACACCCGCTCTTCACACGCATCCTCCGCAGACGCTTGACGCCCTGGTACAGGTGCTCAAGGAACTTCACGAGAGCGGAGCCGCCAAGAACTACGGTGCCATCGTCATTGACGACGCCAGCCACATCTGTCGACAGAGCATGCTCTTCTGGCAGGCGAATGCACCTCGAGGACGGTCGGGTAAGCCTGACCGCTTCTACCAGTACCAGCAGCTCAACGTGCACCTGCTCACGCTCAGCTCCATGAGCCGGCACCTGGGCTGTCACCTCCTCATGACCTTTCACGAGAGAGCACCGGGACACAACGCCGATGGTGCATTCTGCCCCGGCGGTCCCGACGTACCCAGCCGCAACCAGGTAGAGATGTTGCCGTCGTGGTGCGATATGAGCCTCCGCACGCTGATCGACCCGACGTACCCAGATCCGTGGTTCCAGGCGATCTATTCGTGCAACCCTTCGGATCCCGACTGGATCACAGGTGACCGCACAGGTGTCTGTTCGAGCAGGACCCCTGCGAACATCCGAGAAATCCTGCGCGCGAGTCAGTCCGGCTACGAGCTCTCTCGCCTCGCNGGACTCGAGTGGCAAGAGGATGTTGCCAACCGAGTTGCCAACGGGCTACAGGATGGTGAGGATCTTCGCGGGCTGCTNCAGCAAATCGCAGCCGGACACTCGGGCGACCCGCGCCACCTGCGGTGGGCCTGTCAGGACGGCATTGCTCGCGGAGTCCTCTCTCGACGCCTCAACCGAGGCTTGTTCGATTTCACTCTCGAGGAGTCATCCTCAAAACCCGGCGGCAATCTGCC